TGGTGATGCCGGACTGGTTCAACCAGGCCGCCCAGGTTCGGGTTTCGGTGTCCGGGTCGATCGGGAGCCCGTCACGGGTGGTGAACACGAGCCCGAACCGGTTATGGCCCGACTGTTCGATGTGCTGTTCGAGGATGAACCGAAGCGGGTCGACGAGGGGTATCACCCGCCACCCTGCGGACGATTTGGGGCGGGTCCAGTACATGCCGTTGGCGATGTGCCGGTATTCGTAGTCTGCGGGCACCGTGTCGATGTTGGTGATGCGTTGCAACTGCCACGACAGTTCGAGGGTGTCGGTGACGCGGTCGCGTTCGAGGCCGAGGACTTCGCCGCGGCGCGCCCCGGTGAGGAGGTAGGTGGCCCACCGTGCCGGGACGGGGTCGTAGTGGCCGGTCGTGTTGAGGGCGGCGAGCACACGGCGGAGGACTTCTTTGGCCTCCTCGGTGGACAGGGCCGACAGTTCGACACGCGACTTCCGGGGTGCGTCCATCAGGGTGGCGGGGTTGCGGGGGATCAGCCCGTCCCGTTCGGCGTCTTTCAACGCGGTCGCGAGGACACGGTGCGCGTTGAGCGCGTACGTGGACGACAGGAACCCTTTGGCAGGGTTGGTTGGGTCTTTCGGGGTGGACGTGATGCGGGTGTACACGCGGCGCAGCACGGCCGGGGTGATCTTGTCGAGCCGGTAATGCCCGATCTCAGGGATGACATGGTTCCACAGCACGGACCGGTAGCCAGCGGCCGTGTTGGGGCGGAGTTTCTTCTGCGCCACTTCGGCGAACCATTGCTCGAGGTACTTGTCGAGTCGGGTGGACGAGGTGGGCAGGTCGCCTGCCATGTGGAAGGCGGTGAGGGGGGCGCGCATCTTCTCCAGGAGAAGCTGCTGGGTTTTGGCGGTGATCTCTTTGCGGCGGCGGTTGCCGTTGCGTGCCGGGAGTTCGATGCGGGCAACCCACAGCTGTTTGGACTCGCTGTAGAAGATCGCGCCCGTGCCTTTGTCGCGGGTGAGTCTCTTGCTCACGTTGCTCCACTTCCGGCACTTGTGGTGCACATGGGTTCGTGGTCAGGGGCGCCTTTGCCCCCGCGGATTCTTCTCGCGTGTGCTGACCACATCTGTTGGTTGATCACTCCGACGTGCATGTGTCTTCTGCGGACGAACGTGTTGCGGTTCATCGGGGGCCTTCCTTCCATGTCGGGTGGTGTTTACTGCACCCTAGTACACCCGACTCTACGACTTACTACGACCCCATGCAACCCCTTTTTTGCGCCGTACGGCTTTAGTTCCTTGCTATACGGCTCATCGCGTTCGACTGAAAATCGAAAGGTCACCGGATCGATGCCGGTCGGAGCCACTTTCAAACACTAGGAACCCCGCAGAATCACCGGTTCCAACTGCACCCGAAACTACACCCACACCCGCAAAACGGGTCCACCCAACGCGAAAAGCGCCCCCCGACCCACTCCGGAGAGTGAACCGAGGGGCGCCAGACGCGGGGGTTATGCGAGGTCGGGGATGATCTGCAGGAGCTCGTACCCGTCGTTCGGGAACGTGATCACTTCCCCATCCCGGGTGGCCTCGACTTCGACCTTGTAATCACCGGCGTCGAGGGTTCCAGTGAGAGTGTGCTGCACCACCCCACCGGCCGCGTCCGTGATGGTGCTGTCCAGGACGACCGGATCCGTGGCCGGGTACTTGCGTTGCACGATCAGCCGCACCGCACACCCGGTGAGGTCCATGTTCACCGTGAACTGGATCGGATACTCGTCGCCATGCTTCACGATCACGGGATGCCGCCTTTCAACGTGTGAACAGGACCCGACCCGGTCAGGGTGCGGTCTAGTGGGGTGCCGGTGAGAGTGTGCGCGATCGTGACCCCGACGAGGGTTCGCACGGCGGGAACCGGTGGCCGTTGACCTGATGTTCCGTGAGCGGTGCCCACGTACGTGTACGCGCCGACAGCAGCCCCGTGGAACACCGTGTGCCCTGCCGCAGCCCCGGCGTACGCATACGCTCCTGCAGCGTCCCCGTGGGGCACACCAATGGTCGGCGCGTGCCCGCCCGCTGCACCCGTGTACTCGAGCGCACCCGCTGCGTCACCGTGGGGTTGGGTCGACCCGGATGCGGTGCCTGCGTAGGTCACCGTGCCGGCGGCTTCACCGTGCGGGTCGGTGTGGCCTGCCGCGGAACCCTCATAGACGAGCGTGCCCGACGCTGCACCCGCGGAGACGTGATGCCCAGACGCGGAACCGGTGAACGAGAACGCCCCGGATCCGGCACCATGCGGTGTCATGTGCCCGGCCGCAGACCCCATGTAGGTGAGGGCACCGGATGCTGAACCGTGCGGGATCGCCTGCGCTGGGGTGTCGCGGAAGTACAGCACATCCGTCGCGGACAGTTCCACGTCGAACAGGCGAACATCGTTCACCGCAGCCTGGTTGGACTTGGTGTCCGTACCGCCCGCGTACGTCATCTGAATGACGCCGAGATCACCCGTGCCCGCCACTGTTGCGGTCGCGGCGAGGATGCCGTCGACGTACAGCTTCAACTGGGTGGCGGACAGGGTCGCGGCGATGTGATGCCACTTCCCGGTCAGGGTGCCCGACCAGGAACCGGTCGTGGTTTGCGTGTTGTTCGAATCGGCCAGGTATGCGACCAGGCTTGTTGCTGAGGGCCGGTACAGGGAGATCGCGGTCGGAGTCGTGCCGTTGTTGTTCTTGATCTCCAACAGGTCACCACTGCCGGTGAGGTTGATCGCGTTGACCCACCCCATCAGGGTCGCCGTTTTCTTGCCCGACATGACGGTCACGTTCTGCAGGCTCACCCCGGGATGAGTGGAGTCGCCCGATGCGGCTTTCGCGTGCGTGCCGTGCCCGGTAACCCAGCCGGTGGAGGATGCGGTACCGGTGCGGCCGTTCCCGGACGAGTCAGCGACCGTTGTCCCCGAACCTTCGTCGGCCGCCCACGCCACCACGGGCGCCACAGTGGACGGTGTCCCGGAGAAGACGACCGGTGCGCCCATCCAGGTCGTGACGTCCGAGGCCGTCAGTGCCGTGTTGAACACGCGCAGATCGTCGTAGGTGCCGCCACCCTTGGAACCGTGACCACCCAGGTACGGGCCGATTTGGTTCCCCAGCGTGCCGGAGCGGGTGATCTGCGCAACCTGCACCCCACCGAAGTACATGGTGACGTTGGTCGCGGTGACCACGATCGCGATATGCGTCCACGACCCCACCGGCAACGCGACCGGTGATGACTCGGCGTAGCCGGCGCTGTCCTGCACGTCGAGTTTGATGTGCGTCGAGTCGGACCAGTACGCACCCACATACGTGGAGGAGCTGCTGTCGAGCATCGTGATGATGTCCGGGTTGCCCGACACGGTGACCGGTTTAGCCCAGCACATCACCGTGAACGCGGACGGTGCGGTCAGCATCGTGGACGCATACGCGGCAGCCGACGCTGACGACGACCCCACCGCACCCTGCCCGGTGTGCCCGGTGCCGAACGCGTTGACGGTGATCGTGTGACCGTTGCCCGTCATATCCGCCGACGACGGGCCGCTGGTCTCCTCGAAGCTGTACGCAGCGATCAGGGACATGGCGTCCCCTCCCGTCAGCTAGCCGAGACGGTGTTGCCGAGGGTGTCCAGCGTGTACTGGCCGGCCGCGTTCGCTGCCTGGTCACCGGTCAACGCCCACTGGCCCAGGAACGTGCCACCCGTGCTCGCAGACCACGCGGACACGTACTTCACCGCACCCGACGCCGTGATGCCGGTGAACGCGACAGCGGATCCCAGAGACAGGTTCCCTGACGCGTCCGAGTTGACCGTGCACGCGGTCCGGGTTCCGGTCTCGGAACCGACACCGTTCGTCGGGGCCGCGGAATGCAACTGCACGAACTTGATATCCGCGGCGATCGCGGCACCCCCAACACCGAGGGCAGCAGCAGACAGGGGCATGATGTTCTCCTAGTTTTCTTCGGGTTCGTGCAGCAGTTGGAGCTGATGCCACTTGTCGGTGCAGTACACGCACGCGGCTCCGCAGTAGCAGTCCGGCAGGGTGCAGTGATGACTGCACATGCAGGTGGTCACAGCAGCCCAACCTTGCAGGGACCCTGAGCGGTGGACATGGTGCTGTCCGTGTAGGTGATCAGCCAGGAGCCGTCGTCCTGACACGTGACCGAGGTGATGCCGCGACCGTCAGCACCGGCAGGACCCTGCGGGCCTGCGGGACCGGTCGCGCCGGCAGGCCCAGGATCACCAGGCGGCCCCTGCGGACCGGGATCGCCCGGGGCACCGTCGGCACCGTCAGCGCCTGCAGGACCGATCGGACCAGGTTCACCCTTCTCACCCTGCGGACCCGTCGCACCCACAGGCCCAGACGGGCCCGTGGCACCTGTGGCGCCCGTCTTCCCGGCAGGGCCAGGCAACGGTTCAATCTCGGACGGTGCCGGCTGTGAAGGTGTCTGACCCGACCGGGCGATCTGGGAGTACAGCTTCGTGTACTTGTCGAGCAGTGCCTGATAGGCCTTCGCGTCGTCAGCCTTCGTGTCACCGACGATCTGCTGGAGGTTCGCGATCCGGTGCTGCTGCACGATGTGCAGTGACGCGTCGGACACAACCAGGCCGCATGCGAGGATCACGCACACGGCCGCTATCCACCGGAACCGGTACCGCATCAGCTGCCACCTCCAAGGTGTGCCGCGTTCTGAATCACGAGGATGATCAGAGACACGACACCCCCGCCGAGGATGGTGACCGCGGCGATCCACATGCCCTGACGGAACGTGATCTTCCGCGTCTCCTGCGTCTTCTTCGTCTCGTCGATCGAGCCGGACAGCTTCGAGATCGCCGCCGTGGATGCTTTCGCCGCATCACTGACCGCTACCTCGAGCCGCTTGTCCTCCGCGAGACGCTCCACACGTTCCTGCGCCAGGTCGTCAGTCAGGTTGCGGATCATCTCGTCCACCCGTCGCTGCTCCCCCGCGAACGCGTCCTGCGTGACCAGCCGGTCCAAGCGTGCGTTGAAGTCTGCCCGTAGGTCGGCGATGTCAGCACGGAGCACGTTGAACCAGGGTGGAATGCCGTCGTCGGCCATGAGCCCCCCCTTCCGAGAGCGGAGGAGGACTGTCAGGCGGCGTTGACGGTGGTCGACACCTTCTGGTCGGTGCGGAACTGCACACCCAGCTCAGTACCGATCGCAGCAACAATCGCCATCGCGAGGATCAGGATCGTGGAGTAGTCCCACGTGTCCGACCAGACGGGGATGATCGCAGCGACGGCCGCGCCGAGAAGCGCGATGCCCGTCTTCGCGAACCCACGCCAACCGGAAGGCAGCACCGGAACGATGTACGATCCGACAGCCGCGATCACCACGGCGACGTACTGCCACACCGCCACCCACGAGAACGGGCCCACGAGGAGTGCCGCGACCGGGGTGAGGGCCACGTTCGCGAACAGGATGAACGCGGTCACGTACTTCTGCGCCGCCGACGGCAGCGTCACAACACCGGCGTCCGCGCCGGAACCGTTCGAAGCGAGGAGCACACCCGATCCGGCAGGAACGGCGGGCGGGGTGAGGGTGAGTTCGGTGTCCGACATGGGTCATGCCTCCAAAGTGATGGTGCCCTTGCTGGGCGTCTTCGGGAATGCGGCGGCGAGCTTCTGCACGATCGAGTCCTCCTGAGCCGCTGTCAGCTGGACCGTGCCGCCAACCCACGACGCGGTGAGGATCCCGTTCGCCGCGGTCAGCGCCTTCATCTGCGCCTGGGTGAACTCGCCCAGCCCGTACGAGGCGAGCGCCTCCATGAACGTGGTGTCCGCCAGGAACCGGACATTCGTCGTGTCGAGCGAGTTGTACGCCAACGCGAGCGCACCATTCAATGCGGCCTGCGTCGGCAGATACCGGATACGTCCCGGCGTGACCGCGTACACGCGACCATCCGAGGTTGAGGAGATCACTTCCATGTCGTCGCCCCTTCCAGGCGTCAGTTTCGTGATGAAGGCGTTGTCGGCGAACGCGTTCGCGTCGACCGCGCCAAGACCCCCGATCGAAGCGGAGGACGTGTACTGATGCGCCAGCACCAGACCAGCCGGGTACGTGCGCGGAACCACGTTCTGAAACGGTGACCCGTTGTAGATCGCCACGTGCGCCTTGATCTTCCGCGACGCCAACCCCGGCCAAGAGCCCGCGTTCCAGAGAGAATCCCTCGACCCGTACATCCACCGGTCAGCGGCGTTGCCGATGGTGTCGAAGTAGACGCACGCCTGCCCGTCGTTCCACGGGTTCCCGTAGTCGAGCTTCTCGTTGTCGAGCTCGTGGAAAGACAGGCCGCCGTGCCGGTTCCGCAACCAGAACTGCGCCGCAGCGGCCGGGTTCGAACCACCGGTCACCAGGTAGTCGCCGACGAAGTCGAAGCCCACGTCGAGGGCGGCCTGCGCGAAGGCGTGGTATCCGTTCATCATGTACGGCGCATTCCCGGCCAGGTTCATGCCACCGAACTTCACGAGCGCGACCCGGTACCCCTGGCTCTTCGCCGTCTGAAACGCGAAACCCGCTTTGTTGTACGAGTCCACATCGAAACCGAAGATCGTCATCAGAACGCCTCCCTATGCGAGCCCGTAGACGCGGAACCGGCCGGTGAAGGTCTTCGTCACGCCGCTCTTCAGCGCCACCAATGACAGCCCATCCGCTGCGACCGTGGTGCCGTGTGTGAGCCCCTGAATGCCGGCGAACGTGTTGCCGGACCCGCCATCGAAGTCGGCGAACTCGCACCGGCCGTGTGTGACTATCGCCACCGCCGGGTCATAGAGCTTGACAGTGCCTGTCTTGCGGTACGTTGTCCCCGTCACACCCCACTGCCACGACGTCGCCACCGAGGAAGTACCGGTCGCCCCCGTCGTCGTGTTGTACAGGAACCCCTCCGAGTACACGGCTGACGTTTGCGCGGTGCCGCCCACCGTGAGCTGCGCGAACAACTGCGCCGCGTCCGACAGGGCTGTCAGGTCGTAGTCGATCTCGTACGTTGAGAACGCCGACGTGAACAGTCCGTTCATGACCAGCGACGTTGCAGCGGTCACCGACACTGACCCGTCCGCGTTAATCGTCCCGCCCGTGACCGATGACGGATAGACCGGGTTCTTGCCCGAGACGATCCGCTTCCACCCGGTGCCACCGTCCGAGTTCCACCACAACCATCCGGTGTCCTCCGTGATCGCACGGCGGCCCTTCCAGTTCCCCGTCGTGGGCAGCGACGAGTAGTTCGCCACTGACAGGTCGATGCGTGCATCGAACCACGCGTAGACGTCGCTGATCTGGGACGGTCCCTGCATCGGATCGCTGTTCGGGATCGGCGTGTATCCGGTGCGGCCTGTAGCCATGGGTGCCTCCACATGAGAAAGCCCCTCACGAGGAGGGGCTCGAAACGGAACGAATGTCAGTGCCAGGTGATGGTCAGAGCGCCGGAACCCTGCGCAGCGGACCCGTAGATCCAGTAGCCGCCGTGGCGGGTGGCGATGCCCCACGCGGCGCCCGTCTTCAGAGCGTCGCCGAAGTTGTTCGGCAGCAGATTCACCCGCGTCCCGCCGATGATGGGCGTCACGTTGAACGGGGACACGCTGCCCGACTTCGACGGCAAGTTGTGGAGACCGAAGTTCGGTTGGCTACCACCCGAGCCGCCCACCTGCACCAGCGACACCTGCACCTGGTCGATCGTCGCCCCGTCCGGGATCGTGTCAGCAATCTGCGACCCATACCAGTAGGCACCGATCGTCGAATCCCCACACCACACCTGCGGGTTCCAGAAGTTGCCCGACCCAGACGAACCAGACCCGTTCTGCGTCCCGGAATCCACAGGGTTGAACGTGCGCGTCTGCTGCGACGGAGCAGGCGCATTCCCGCCCGTCCCGATCGGCTGCCCGGTCAACGGGTCCGCTGACTCCTTGCCCACGACGAACCCGCCCCGGTCACCCCACACGACCACCAGTCGGTCCCCCGACGCGATCGTGAAACCGTCGGCCGCGACCGTATACGCCACCCCGTCATCACCCGTGACCTTCACCAGCCCGGACGACGCCGGCCCGGTCGCGGTCACCAACGGCGGCCGCGCCACCGGACCCAACACGATCGGACGGTTCGCGAGGAAGCCCACATAGCAGCGAGCATTCACCACCGGAGCAATCACCATCGGCATGTCGATCGTGGAACCGGGGACGTTGACCTTCGCCGTCCCAGCAGCCCAGTCAATGGACAAGCATGTACCAACCCGCAGATCCGACATGCCTGCCGCGAGTTCCGAGTTCCTCGCCGACTGCTGCTTCTCGGCCGTGATCATCGCTTATCCGCAACAGTCAGATCGAACGTCATCAACGCGGTCGGATCCAGCGGCCACTCCATGTGACGCACCTCCCCGAACCACTTATCCGGGTTTTCCGGATCCTTCGACGGGTCATCCACCTCGATGTAGTCACCGAGCTCGAGATCCCACCGCGGCAGACAGGACACCTTCACCACCCTGGCCTGCACAGTCGACAACCGGGCAAGGTAGGTTGCCGCAGCAGCATCCGCTTTCGCCTGCGTGTCCATCAGCGGATCGGAGAATGTCTTCGTCCGCTCCCCCAAAGGACCGGTGATGCACAACGGATCCGCTTGATCCGTGATCTGCGCGATACCGAGAATGGTCGCGTCGTTCGGGTTCGTCACCGACACCGAGTTCACGAGATCGTTCGACATGCCAGCATCCACCGATACGGTGCCCTTCACCGTCGCAACCGTCGACGTCGCCGTCAGATAGTTATTCGCCGGCCGCGCCGTCAACGAACCGGTACGGGTCAGTGCCGGCTCCCCGCCGAGATTCGCGATCAGCTTCGTGATCGCATCCAGCCGCCCCTGAAACGTCACCCCCGCAGGGATAGCCGAATCCGGCAACGACCGCACCACCGGCAGAGGAGACAGCTTCGCGATCTCATCCCACGTCGACGCCGTCTGAGACGGGCCAGTCACCGCTCCGAGGAAGTCGGCCGCCTGCACCTTGTCGAACAGGTCGACCAGGTTCAGTTGCGCCGACCAGCTCATGATCTGGTAGCTGTCCGACGCGGACGGAACCTCACCGATCCGGAACCGGCCGCCCGGGATATCCCAGAACGTGTCCGCGTAATGCACGCGGCGGACGAGCTGCAACTCCTGCCCGAACGGAGCCAACGGGTCCGTCTTCGACTCAGGCACCAGGTCGGCACCATTCGCGGCCAGGAAACAGTTCCCCTGAGCCTGCTGCTGCTGATCCGCGTCCCACGTGATAGAACCACCATTCGTCGCCAACGGCACGCTCGGATAATCCGGGTACTTGTCCGAAGGGATCGTCTGCGTCGCCCCATAGAACGCCGTCGCGATGATCTCCGACTTGTTCGATTGTTCCATCGCCGCGATCGCCTCAGCAGGCACATTCAACGCCATCAGCGCCTCCTAAACCGGGGGGTTCTTCATCGCGTCGAACCACGTCGAATACGCGGCCTCCATGTCAGCCCACGTTGGGAACGCATCAATGTAGTCCTGCCACGTCACCACCGGGATCAGAATGTCCAGCGTGGTCGCGTCGATCTCGTCACCCTGGATGTCGTACAGCACCCAACCGCCGCCCCACTGCACGTCCTGCTGCGTCGCTTTCACGGTCGGGACCACGACGTACAACAGCCGGGGTTGCAAGGTGGGTGGGGCGGTGCGGATCAACACTGCGGTCTGCCGCAGAATCCCGACCAGAGTGTGGTAGTCCGGGATCGTTTTCGTCTGCATCCGCAACGGAATACTGGTCAGCTTCCCCAACGCGCCCAACAGGGCCACAACCCGGTCCCCCACCTGGTATGTCTGAACCTGCCGCACCGTGATCAGGTCCTGCGCGAAGTCGTCCTTCAACTCGACCTGAACAACCGCGTTCGGGTTCGTCGGATCCGACACCCAACCCATCGACGGGTCCGTGTCCACCTGCCCCGTCAACGCATCCTGGGCCCCCAACGGTGCACCATCCGAGTCGAACGCTTCCGCCACATACGACACCTGAACCCCGAGAGGAATCTCGTAATCATCCAGCACAGCACCACCGTCAGCGAACAACGCCGACGCACCACGCACCACGTACGAAACCCCATCCGCGGTACGTGTCACCTTGATCGTGTGCGTACCCGCCGGCAGATCCGCAGCCTCCCACACCAGGTGCGCTGAAGGCGGATCGGTGTGAAGCGTGATCGTTGCCGTCATCACTAACCCGCCTTCGCTGCCCGAGCACGCGCATCATCGTTCGCGACAATCTGCCGCTGGATCTCGAGCTTTATCGGGACGCCGTCCATCGACGCATACAAAGTGGCCCCCTCAAGAGAAACCACCGGAGACACGTTCACCATGGGGGCACCCGCGCCTGACGAGGGCGGGACGGATACGTACGTGATCCCACCATCAGCGAAACCCTGCACCCCGAGCCGTTTCCCCGTCGCCGCCCAAATCGACAACGACCGGGCACGTTTCGACGCCGCCAACGGGATGTACGCTTCCCCACCCGTCTCCGGCTCAGCCCACACCCTGGTCACACCTGCACTGATCTGTGCCGTGTGGTTCTCCGCGAACCCGCCTCGAGCGTAGAAGTCGAGGATGTTGCCTTCAGCGTTCGCGATCCGCAGACCACCCGTGGTTGCCAGGTTCCCCGCACCATGCAGGTTCACGGCAACGTCGATGTTGCGCTCAATGGAGGCCAGCGCGTTTTTCACACGGTTCGCCTCGACAACGGCCGCGTCGGCACCGTCGATGTGGATCAGGGATCCGATGTTGCCGGGAATCAGGCCCAGTTTGTCGGCGTAGTCCTGTGCCGCCTGACCCGTGATCCCGAACTGGCCGAGAGCAGCAATCAGGGCGTCGCGACCAGACTGCACAGCCGCGGTAGCTTGATCCTGGCTACCGGTCTGCGTGTAGATCGCGGCCGCAGCCGCAAGGGCCGATGATGCGATGCTGTCGAGCGCCTGCTGGTTCGAACGGCCCGCATCCGTAGTGATATCCAGACTGGTGCCGTTGTCGTTGATGCTCTGCGTGACGGAATCGATCGCAGCCTGGAAGTCGCGCTCGGCAGAGTTCACATCGAGCTGACCCTTACCGAAGTCGCGGATCTTCTCGGAGAGGTCATCAATGCTGCCCGACGCGTCGTCAGCCGTCCCAGACAGGGCTGCGAGTGCTGCCGCATTCTGATCGGTGGCGCCCTTTGAATCGGACTCTGCTTTCGCATGCTCCTTAGTGGCCTCGGCCGCCTCCTTAGTGGATTTCTGCGACTTGTCGAGCGAGGCGGTTTCCTCCGCCAGAGCCTGTCCTACCTTGTACTGGGCACTGTTCGCGAACCCGGAAATCACCGACTCGCCGATACCGTGTTGGTAGGCGTAGTCCTGGACCTTCTTCTTGACCTTGTCTAGGGCATCGCCATTGCCGAGGATCGCATCGGTGAGCTGCTTTTCCGAGATACCCATCTTGCGAGCGGCCTCGAATGTGCCGTCTTCGGCAAGCTTTTTGGCCTCGTTCGCTCGTGTGTTCTTGGTGATCGCGCCCGTCTGCTGGTTCAGCGTGGAGGAGAGCTGCTGCGCCCGGTCATCGACCTTCTTGAACTCGTTGGCTATCAGCACCCCCGCAGCAACGGCTCCGGCAGCAGCGAGCCCCCAAGGACCAGTGAGAACAGTCGCGGTGCGACCTATCGCATTGCCAGCGGCAGACATGCCGCCCGCCATCTTGCCTGCCGCGGCCGACACGCCAGGCATGTCCGACGCCGCGAGAACGCGCAGCGAGTTCTGAAACTCAAGCACTTTGGGAAGGGCAAGTACTAGTGCCCCGCCACCGAGACCGCCCACAGCGACTATCGCGGCCAATCCGAGCGCGGTCTCCTGCAATGGCTTGGGGAGGCCTCCGAAGGCATCCAACGCGGACGTCGCGCCCTGCGTGAGGCCACGAAGCATGTCATTGGCGCCCGTTCCAGCCTTGATGAGGTCGTTCTCGAATGCTGCCTTGAGCTTCTCAACGTCACCATTCAGCGAATCGAGTTTGCCGGCCGCTTGCTCAGCGGCGAACCCCTGGTCATCAACCGCGGATGACCACTTGTCGATCGACTTCGCACCACCATCCATGAGGATCGTTGCCTCAGTGATCTGCTGGTTGCCGAAGATCTGACCCAACGCCTGGTTGCGGGTCGCCTGGTCCAGGGGGCCGAGCTTGTCGTGCAGCTCCTGGGCGGCACCGTTGATCCCGATGAACGCACCGTTCGCGTCGTACAAGCTGATCCCGTACTGCTTCATCACTCCCGCCGCTTGCGCGGACGGAGACGTGAGCGACAGCAGAACACCACGGAGCCCGGTGCCGGCCTGTTCCGCAAGGATGCCGTTCTGTGCGAACAGGGCGAGCGTGCCGACCGTCTGCTCGATCGAGATACCCATTGAGGAGGCGATCGGGCCCACGAACTTGAGGCCTTGCCCGAGATCACCAACGGACCCGAGCGCCTTGTCCGCGCCAGCCGCCAGGAGGTCCGCGATGTGGGGGACATCCTTGCCGGCGAGGTGGAACTGGGTCATCGCGGACGCCGCGATGGTCGTGGCATCCGCCACGTTCATCTGACCAGCAGCAGCGAGAGTCAGGGCACCGGTAAGGGCACCACCGATCTGATCCTTGACCCCCACACCAGCCTTGGTGAGCTCGATCTCCGCGTCCGCAGCCTGCGACGCTGACACACCGAACTCATCCGCGTACCGCATCGTGGCGTCACGAAGATCGTTCATGTCCGCGACGGACGCGTGCGACAGGGACTTGACCTGCGCCATCCGCTCGTCGTAGTCAGCGAACGCTTTCACTGACAACGCCACGCTCGCCCCAGCGACAGCACCCAGGGCGATCAACGATGTGCCTAGGGCGGTGTTCATCGAATTCAGCGCGGACTTCTGCTCCTCCGCCGCCTTCTTCTGAACGTCCGCTGCGTTCTTAGCCGCATCCGACGTCTTCTTCGTGGCATCCTGGGCCTGCCTCATGCCCTGCACGTATCCAGACGCGACCGCGACCAGAGTGACCTTGACTGTACGGTCGGCCATGTGTCCCCCATTCGGATGCTGTGGGATCGTTGAGGGCAGGCGTATGCTCGGGCCTCATGAGCAGTACGGATGGCGCATCAAAGCAGCCGGCGTGGGTGACGACGTTGATCGTCGCGGCCGTGATCGCCGCAGCCGGACTGGCTGGCTTCGTTATGCGCACGCCAGAACTTGGATGGGTGGCACTCATCGCGGCCGGGATAGCCGCCTTGATCGCTGCGGTTCAAGCGTTGCGTGCACGGCTCCGCTAGCAACGTGACGTACTTCGGTGGCGCTCCGCGGAGTGCAGAGAACGAGCAACGTCAGCCGCGTCGGAGCTTGTGGGCGTCGCTGGCTGGCGTCGGTTTCGCGGTCGCAGCGCTGGGTGCACTACTGATCGCGATCGGGATCACGATTCCTCAGGCGTTGTCCATCGGCATGATCTGCACCGCCTTTGGGGCGGCCGTCGCTTTGGCCGGCGCGAGCGTCTACTTCTTCGGCCGGTAAACCTTCTTCACCGGGAACCGTAGATACGACAGGTCCGCATCCGGGTTGGCCTTCTTGTACTGTTCCCGCTTCACCGCCACCGCCTTCGCGGCATGGTCAATGACCGGGTTCCCCGCCTCGTAGTAGTACGCGCTGAGCCGGTTCGCTGCGTCACCGTTGGGTGACATGGCCTCCGACAAGGGCTGACCATGTGGGCCGAGATCGTCCATGTAGGCCAGGTATCCGAGCAGTGCGTCCACTTGGTCTTGTGACCATTCGCTCTCCACATGCACTGTTGTGGTGACCGGGACGAACCAGGTGAACGGGTTCCACCAAACCCGCTCGAAGCGTGGTTCGTGGATTTGCTTCGGCGTCCACCCGTCCAACCGTTTCGGTGCTACTCCGAGCCGGAGGGCGAGCTCGTACCGTTCCCGCCCGTGCTGCGCGCTTTTTTTGCGGCCTCCAACCGTTGCGCGGGACCGTACTCGTTCAACGTCCACACGACGTCTCGGATCAGTTTCACGTCATGCCCCGACAGGACTTCGAAGATGGCGTCCCACTGCTGCGGCGACGGTTTCTCCCGCACACCGTCGACGCGGGTGCCGTTGATCTTCGCCGCTTCCTTCACCACCAGATCGATGTTGTATCCACCGATCTTGAGGTCCATAGGGTTCCCGTTACGGGGCGGGAACTTCGCCACGAGTTCCGCCCACCGGTCACCATCGATCTTCGCGAACTCGAACGTGACCAGTTCCCCATGCAGGAGCACATCGACAGTGTCCGTTTCGGGTTCAGCCTTGCCGAGCAGTTCAGCGATCGTCGCCATGTTCTTCTCCACCGTTTCTCCACCAGAACGATTGAGACCTGCGGGGCGGCCCGGTGGAGGTCACCGCCCCGCAGGGGTTGGTTACGCGATGAGGACGGCGTCGTACTCGGTCGGCGAGGTGAGGAAGATCGTCTGCGTCGCCGTGAACACACCGTTGTCCGCGGGGGCGTTCTTCCGCGGCTGACCAGCCTGGATCGTGAGCTTGTCCACGACCTGCGCCGCCGTCCAGTCGGTCTCGTTCGGGACCGCGTAACGGGCGATGATGAACCCTGTCGTGTTCGGCGCGAGCGCCACACGAGCCACGTCCTCATCGGTGCCGTACACCCACGTGAGCTCGAGCGTCTCCGTCACACCACCCGGCTTCGACAGCTTCTGCACAAGCGTCAGCCGTGGGTCGTCGATGGCGTCCTGGCCGATGGTGCGGTTGAACCCGTCCGGCGTCAGCGAGTACGTCAGATCCTTGGTCGTGTCCGCCGTCAGGACGGCGACGGAGAGCGGATTGCCCGAGGGGACAAACGCGATGCGAAGATTGCCCGGAGTGCTCACCGAGCCCGGAATTGCTTCAAGAGCCACTGTGGGCCTCCTTCTTGGTTGATCCACCGGTCTTCTTCGAAGGCGGTTCCTTCGTGAAGTCGTCAGGCCACCGCTCGAGCCACTCCCGGCCGACGCGCGCCTGATTGCCGTCTTTGTCGTAGACGGTGACCGTTTCTGATGCCATGTCGATTACCTCCGGACATGAAAAAAGCCCCCGTGGGGGCCTTGGTGATCGGTCGATTATGCGGGCCGTGAGAAGAATGTGAACTCGTCAGCGTTGTAGTACAGCGGCGGGGATATCGTCTCGTCGATCTGGGTTGCCATGGACCCGGTGTGCCGCAACCAGGAACACGACCGACCAGCCACGGTCGGGGTGAAGTTCAGCAGTTGCGCGAACACGCGTTCAGCGACCGCCTGAGCCTGCGTCGGATCCTGACCGACCGAGTGCACGGTCACCGTGAAATCGGCGGCCACGTCAGGCCCTGCAAGTCGGTCAGCGAACCTTGCACCCGATGTGAGGAAGAAGGTGCAGTACCGTTGCGGCCGTTCGGTGACGATGCCTTGAAACGTGGAACCGGCGAGCACGGAATCCTGCTCTAGCCTGGCTTGGATCGCGGCCGCGTGGTCCCGGATCGAGACGCTCACAGTCCGGCCGCTTTCAACGCATCATCGATCGCCAGATCCAAGCCTCTTTCGAAGTCAGGCTGTTCATCCTGCAACGCTTTCAACCCGTACCCGCGTGGGGACACACCAGACAGGGTGCCCATCTCCACACCACCTACCAAAGAACCCTGACCGCCGAGCTCGGGACCGATCTCCGCAGTAATCGCACCAAGCCGCGAACCGGTAGTTCCGTGCATGTCATATGAGATCGACTGTGAGGCATGCGGCAGGTACGCGGCGTCGCGCATCTTGTCCCGCCAGGAATCCTTGACGTTCCGGGCGCCGACCTCGACAGCCTGCCGAATCCGCTTCCCGGCACCGTCAGGAACCTGACCGAGGTCCGCGGCGAGTTTGTCGAGCGCGGACGTGTCGACGCTGATCCCGTCGCTCACGATTCCTCCTTTACCGGCAGCCGGCGGGCGGTCGCGAACGACTGATGATGCGCCGCACCCACCCGCAACCGCTTCCCCACCAGTTGCGGATCAAACCTGCACACCGTCAGAGTCGCAACATCACCCGGTGCCACACCCACCGACGCCTCCACGGGAAGCTTCAGAATCAGGGACTGCACGATCAGCAACTGCCCCTGCGCATCCGCCTCAGCGGCCTGCACGTTCTCCGCCTTCACCTCACACGCACCCGTGTACACCGTGGTCGGGGCATCAACCCACGACGCCGTGCCCTCATCCCACGTCCGCACCGAACGGGTGATCGTGCACGTATCAAGCATCAGCGCTTCTGCTGCTGAGCGACCGGCGAGGATCGCGGAATCGGCGCTCATGTGGCCTGCCACCAGTCCGGGGTTACCCAGAATCCGTCCTGTCGGCCCCAACCTGACGGTTTGATCGTGAACGCCGTGTCCGATGTGCTGTCACCGGCTGTGAGGAGCCCGTACTCGGCGTCCGAGAGGTACAGCGCACCCGTGGAGACGGCCTGATCCAACTGGTACTGGTAGTCGTCGATCGTTTCCGAACGCTTCCCGTCCGGGTTGTTCAGCACCCTCAGCACCATGGCGCACTCGATCTGCACCACGAGATCACTGAACGTCGTGTTACTCAACCGGTTCTCCGCTTCGGGGACCCGCGAAACGATCACGTTCCACGCGTCCCCGAGCAGAGTGCCGCCTACCGTTATCTCCTGGTCGGTGAGGGTGCGCAATGACCGTGCCACCAGATCATCCGACGTTGCAGGGTTAGCCATCACACACCCCCTCAGACTCAGGAAATGGTGGCGTCGGTGAGCTTCACGAACGCCGACGCGTCGCGGACCTGGAAACCGATCTCGATCTCCGCCCGCACCGCGAACATGTTCCGCTGCGGCAGGGACAGAAGGTTCGGGATGTCGACCGTGTCCGATCCGGACGTGGTGACCTGCGTCGTCCCGTCGACCAGCGTTGCCTGGTCGAGGAACATGATCTGCACACCCTCGACAGTGCCGTACACCGCCGTGGACCAGTCACCCGCGTAACCGATCGTGTTCGGGGTACCGGACGCGTACACGCCCTGCGAGTACGTCACCTTCTCGCCGAGGATCTGCGGAATCGCGGACCCGTTCGCGATCGAGTCGACCAGCAGCGGCCGGCCGGTCGTGTCGACCTGGTTGAGCAGGAGACCCTTTCCAGCCGAAGACAGCGCCCACCCGTTCAGGGCGGCGGTGCCGTCGAAAGCGGACGCCACAGTGGTGTACGCCTTCACGAGACCCGAGTAGGTGCCCTTCGTCGCACCCGAACCAGGGCCGAGCGCGACCGCAGTCGCACCGCCCAGCTGGGCGAAGTTCGATCCTGGCGCACCCGACGATGCGAACACTGTCGCGTCGAACTTCTTGCCGAGCGCGAACGGCAGCCTGCGCACAAGCTCCGCGTACAGGGCGGGAAGGTCACGACGGAACTGGTTCGAGAACGGTTCGATCACAGCCAGCGTGTACGGCGTGATCGACTTGTTCGACAGGGTGGCACGCGAGACCGGCTTCTCGTTGGTCTCATCCACCCACCCCGCCGTCGGCTCACCCGTGATGACCGGGATCGTCACACCCTTGCCGGGGAGACTGATCGGCCGTGCGAGCTGCATCACCGCAGACGACTGCAGAGTGTTCGCCCAGATCTCCGTGGAGACGTCCTTGGGCAGGAGTTCCGCGACACCGGAAGTGCCGCGCGAGATGTCAACCATGTTGACTCCTTACTTGAGGGCAGCTTCCGCGAACGCGGCGAACTGCTGTGCTGTTGACTGTTGCCCTTCCGTCTGCCGGCCCTGCGATGGGTCAGCCTTCGGGAACGGGCTCGGGGTGTTGTCTGGCACGAGTTCCCGCAACGAAGCAGCATCCGCCTTGATGGATTCCTCATCGGCTCCTTGGAGGCGGGCGATGAGGTTCTTCGGCAGGCCCTCATCTATGCCGACGTTCAGCCGCGTGATCGTGATGTCACGGGCCGCGAGGTCGGCGGTGAGGGTCGTGTTCGATGCTTCGAGCTCCGCGATGCGTGCCTGCGCCTTCTCGAGTTCGCTTTTGCCGGCGTCCTCGAGTTCCTTCAGCCGTGTGGTTGCCGCGTTCAACGCTTTCTCGGCGTCGTTCGCCCGCTTCCGTTCCGCCTGAAGTGCAGCCTTGCCTGCGTCTCCCAGCTGTTCCGAATCGCTCGGCTTGGGCTGGGTATCGGTGGGCTCCGTGTCGGACATTTGGTGTCTCCCGAATCGCTCGGTGATATGGAAAGGCCCCGGCATCGCACCAGGGCCTCCTACCTCTCAATGAGGTGGTCAGTGATTGAGTTGGATTCCGTGTTTCCGGTAGAAACTGTCCGCGAAAGCCCGATCGGCTTGCATCAGCTTCGTGTGCTGCTGAATCCAGTCGTTGTTCGAGTAGTCACGGATCGGGTAGTCCAGATAGCCGGCGTCTCGGAGGAGCACGCGGCGAGCTAATGGGTCTTCGGTGAGGGACACGATGGTTTCCGGCATCAACCTGGTCCGTTTCACCGTTGAGTACCGCCTGTCGCCGGCCTTCTCAACACCGATACCCATCCGTTCATTGCGGCGCCCGAAGCTGCCGCGGACGGTGGCCGCCTCACCGGTCACATACCCCATGACCGGTGTTCCGTCCGGGTGCACCCCGATGCGAACAGCGGTCAGACGACCCGACCCGCCCGGTTTGATCAGTGCCGCCCGCCTCATACCACGACGGGAATCCACAACCCGAATCGGGTTCGCCCCGCTGCGGATAGCCTCCGCACCAGCCTTCGTGAACACCCGATCCTGTTCAGCCTTCGACAACGACTCGAAGTACTGCTCCGGGGTGGTGTAGATGCCGTGATCCTTCGTGGTCTCCGGCGCGGCAGTGCAATGACACCCCGGATGCCGCAGAAACGCCCTCGACGCCGACTCCTTACCCGCCAGGATCGCGCACCTCGAGCACGCCCCAGGGGACACCACACGCACATAGTGCGTGTACCCCTTCCCCACAGACGCGGCCATGTCCGAGGCGCGGCCAACGTCGGCCAGCGCCGTTTTCATCATCGCGGCGAGGTAACTCGCGCCGGACTGGAACGCGTTCACGAGCCCCATGCCTGACCCGATCGCCTGCTTCGTGGTGGTCACAGCACCAAAGAGCAGCGAATCCACACCACGCCCGGAACCGTCGATACCAACGAATGACGAGGCAATGATCGGGTCCGCCGAGTCCGCCCCCGCCTGACGCACCACCTGGTTCAGATACGTTTGCGAGTCCCGAGCGTTAGCCATCTGCGCGGCAGTCGCGGTTGCGACGATCTGTGGACCAACGTTCGCCCACGACGCGTCCAACGCGTTCACGTCGACCTGCCCCCACAAGCCCAGAGCTTTCTGCGTTGCCGTCTCCGTGCGACTGATCAACCCGGCCTGATGCTGCTCCGCGAGATCACGCTGCGTTGTCATTGTTGAGCGCCTGCTGCACACCGTACGACAACGCGGCCGCCTGCTCAGCGGCTCGTCGCTCCTTCATCTCCCGAATAGCTTCGGGTGACTCGCCCAGCCGCTCCTGCGCCGTCTCCCAGTCGATCAGACCCGTCTGGTACCGCTTCACGATCGCATCTGTGACCTGCGCCACGGTCGGTGTGCCGGCATCGCGCCATATCGTCTCCATGCGGGTGGCCGCATCATCCCAAGTACCCGTCTTGAACCGGAGAATGAGACGCTGCACCGACTCCCACGAATGCCCGAACCCGGTCTGTTTCCGCTCCGCACGCTTGATGAGACGCGTCTCACCCGCCCGCTGACCATCCGCCGACGGTGGCTGCTGCGCATTCAAGCCGAAGTACTCGATCGGCAACCCCGTCAAACCCGACGCCTGACGGGCGTACATGTTGACGATGGTGTCGATGTTGGTCATGTCAGCCGCGTCGAATTGGAACGTCTTCGCATCCGACTTCCCCAACGCCCAGATAGCGCCGAAATAGGCCTGCCATGTCGTCAGCGGCTCCCCGTCCGCCCCAACGAAGTCGCCCTTCGTGGCACCGAGGATGCCGCGGGCCGGCGCGACCAGGGTTTCCTGCAGTAGCTGCGTGTTCGTGATGGCACGAGACGCGGAATCGGCGATAGGCATCACGTCTGCCATCTCAGAGACGCCCTCGAGAATGCTTCCCGCCCGGCGGGTGGCTCGGAGGCGGTTCACCAACGCCACCACGGGAGCGAACCCGAGATTGTGTACGTCCGGTTCGTATTCGTCTTCCCACCGGCCGTTCGTTGCCCGCAACCAACGGGTCTGGTTCGGCAAGTAGAGGGTGGCCCTGTCCTCCTCGTTCGGGATCTCCGGGTTCGACGAGTACAAGCGCAAGGCTGCTGTGATGCGGTGCGTCCGGGTGTCGCGCACCGCGACCATGTTCGCGGGAGACTCGACCGTGACGAGCGGATACTCAGGATCCACGTCGTTCGTTCCAACACACACATACGAGCGGGCCAACGCGAGAGCATCAACATGGGCCAGCGTCTGCCGTTCGTCCATGTTGTTGTACTGCCACACGTCCCACAGGTAGTCGTTAGCGGAACCGCCCATGCGGAACCCCTGGACGTCCAAGCGCTGCTCGATCGAATCGACTACCGTGCGCGGCCAGTTCAGGACAACTGTGAACGACTTCAGTTCCTCTGGAATGGCGAGGCCAAGCTGATCGAGTTTCGCCATTCCCTCGTACGTGTCGTTTAGCTTCATCGTCTCCGTGCGAGACGTGACGAGCGTTTGCTTCAGATTCTCGAAGAGCGACTGCTCAGTGACCGAAAGCGGCACAGTGCCCTCCTCGGGGATCAGTGGAAAACGAAGACACGGTTGTCGACGGGTTCAGGCTCCGCAGCCGTTTTGCTGTGCGCGTAGGTGGCTAGGGTCACAGCCACCAGCGGGGTGATGTCCGTCGTGTCGCGCCTGTGCCAACCCCACGCACCCGAATCACCCAGAGGGCGCTTCCGCGCCGCCTCCAACGCCGCCCGGAGGCCCGACTGGTTGTTGTGGACCAGGCGCCCGTCATCCACCAAGCTCTTGAACGCACCACACGCCTGCCCGTACTGCGTCATGGTCACAACATCAACCGGGATGTTGCGCTCCGCGAATGCTGGAAGCAACGAGCCCGCCGGCCCAATGGCATCCAAAGTGACCGAAGTCGGATGCCATCTACCGATCAGTTCCTCCACACGATCAACTACCCAGCCCGTGCCGCGCTGCCTCTCCACAACCTGCGTGAACAGGCGCCCATCCGCGACCTTTCCGGCCACCGCGATCGACGAAAACGACGAATCCGGGTTCACATCGATCGCAAACGCCACCGGATTCAATGGGGACGCGGCAGGATCCCCGAGCTCATCCCACACGGCCAGATCGATGACCGTGGCGCCCTTGGATTCATCCAGGATGCCAAGCCGTTCGCGAGCGAACTGGACCTCCGGCATTGCGCCGCGTTCCTTCTCGATGAACTCGAGGTGCAGACGACCAGCATCAACACCGGGATTCGCCTGCCGCCACGCATCCCGATCATCCATATCAGCTTTCGGATCCGCGCTGTACTCGATGTAACAAAGATTCGGATCCGGATCCGGCACATCAGATTCACGCGACTCGGGCTCACAACGTCCGCGCCGCATCACCCGCCGGAGAACATCCGACTTCACCGAATCAATCGGAGCAGACGACGTGTACAACACAGCCGCATTCGGGCGGGCAGACAATGTCGGCAACGATGCCGCGATGGTCTCCGCAGGCAAGTCGTACGCTTCGTCATAGATCAACCGGTCAGCAGAGAACCCGCGACCCGCGCCACCCGACCTCGCAAGGAACCGCAACCTGGCGCCCGACTTCAACTCGATACCCTCGTTGCCGGCCGCAGTCGGAATCGCATGCACCAACGGCATCAACCGCTTCGAGTTCTCCACCAGATACCGGATGCGCCTGAACGCTTCCTGCGCCGTCTTGAACTCGTGCGCCGTATGCACCACGAGGTAGTCGTGCGAATCAGCCAGCACGAACAGCTCGTACAGCTCCAACGCCTCAAGAACCGCGCCCTTACCGTTCTGACGCGGAACGATCAGCGCTGACTCGAAGAACTGCCACTGACCATCCGGCCGAACAGCGAGAATGTCCCGAATCGCCTGCTTCTGCCACTCGTCCAAAACCAGACCGGCATCCGCAGCGAACTCGATCGCGAACTCCCCATCGGAATCCTCGTACGGGGCTACGCTACGAACCCGTGGGCTTGAACCTACGACGCTCACGTCGGGCCTTGAGATCATCGACAAGACTCGACTCCTTCGGTACCTCAGCAGCACCAATCTCCTGCATCAGAATCCGCAACTCACGCGCCACCGAAGCATTCGGCTCCGAATCCAATTGCGTCGCCAAAGCGAGCGCAATCTCACGCCGCCAACCAGTGACCGCCAAAACATCAAGGGCAGCCAAAATTTCCGACTTGACAGCCACCACAACCCCCGAGATTTTCGGCGTAAAAAAAGAGAAGCCCGCCCCGGAGGTCTAGGCGATTCGCGTCGCTTGACCCCGGGTGCCACCCCTATTAGGCGGCGCGGTCTAGGTATCGAGGCCGGGTTGGGTCAGTGTGCATGAGGTGAGCGAACTCTGGTCCATCAAGGCTCGTGTCGACCGCTGGTAGTCCCTGTGCCTGCCGGTACCGTGCCCACGACGGGGATCAGTCCGTCTGCGGGCTCTCAACTCCGACAAGTTGAGCGGTCTAGTTGGTTACCACTTCCGTGTTGTGGGGAACATTCCTCTGGTGGTGTTCCCGCGTGAGACGTTGCAGCGAAGATGACTCGCGCGCCATCGGTCGGTGCGCATGGGGTCGTGGCCCAGAGATACCGGATCGGCGTGGTCGAGGCTGAACAGTAATGGTTGCTTCTTCGCGGGGTCGTACTTGGTGACGTAGTCGATGGGGCCGAGTTGGTTGTGGCAGATCCAGCAGGGCTCATTGCGTGCTGCGCATGCGGCTTTGAACGCCGCCCGTGCACGGTCGTACCCGGATCCGTAGTTCGTCATCTGCTCCGGCCGAGTCCAGCAACGATGTTGATGAGCTCGCGGTGTGTGAGTATCCAGCGGATCGCTTCCACGCGGGTGTCCCTGATGCGGCGGGTCTGCCAGCAGTAGAGCGCCGCCGCTATCCAGTCACGCATCGTCGGCCCTTTCAGTCTTCGCCGCGGTCCCATTCGCCGCAGCATGCGTCGGCTGCGTTCTGGCTGGGGTATGTGGCACCGCAGTAGTCGCAGGCGTGGTCAGCCATGCCGGGGCCTCGCCTTCGATGGTGAGCACGCGGGCGGTGATGGTGTGCTCGCCGTTGAGTGCTGCGCGGAGTGTCCGGTGGTGCCCGTCTTCGAGGTAGAGGTGGCCGGCCCAGTTGATGACGTGTGGGTGTGGGTCGCCGCCGACATGGTGCTCGAGGTCGAGGCCGTGGAAGTAGATGCCGGGTTGTGTTGCGGTCAGGTCCGCGATCTTCACGCGTCGTACCGGGATGGTGAGCCATCGTGCTGACGTCATCCCTGTTGCCAGCCATGGTGTGCCGTTGTCACGGGAGATGACGGACCGGAAGATCACGGGCACCTCCCGCAAATGACGAAAGCCCCTGCATCAGCAGAGGCTTCCTGGCTCAAGGCATGGTTCTAGAGCGCAACGTCATTGTATCTACGAATTACACGGTTGTCATTCGATGCTCGGTGTGTCGCACGTGGCCCGTGTAGGTGGATACCACGTCGAGGGTCTTGAACTTCTTGCTCATTGCTTCCTTGCCTCTCGAATCGCTGCCGCCAGGTTTGCTCGGCGTGTGCGCTCGCTTTCGACCATGACCCGATTGATGTCAAACGCCGGATTGCCCATCACCGCATATGGTTCTACTTCCTCCACGAGCCTCGCGTCGGCCTCGCGTTGTTCGGCACGTACCCGTTCGGTCAGTTCAGCATCATGCGCGGCGAGCCAGCGGTCGAACTCGGCCAGATTCACCTCACGTGAATCCCCGTTCGGAAGGGGCAATTGATTGCGGCGCACCTGAGCTGTCGTCGGCGTCTGGTTGTGGTCGGTCATGATTCCCTCCGGTATGGGTTCTTGGGCTTGATTCCGCCGTCAAGCCAGCGAGCCGTCTTGACGGCATGTCCTTCGTCCCATGCTTCGGCTTTCACACGCTCGTCGTGGGCGGCTAGCACCGGCTCGATAGCCCTTGCTGCCACTGCCGCTAGACGGTCGCCGCTGAGCTTGTCACTCCACGCTTCGCCTTCGCCCTCGAATGCCAGACCAATCGCCGTCTCGATTCGATCGAGCAGCGCCTCGCGGTCGGTGTTACTGCTGCTCGTCATCTTGTGCCCCCTTCGTCTTGTCTGCGAGCTTCTTGAAACGTCGGTGCGCATCCTTCAAGAACGCGACCAGCTCGTCATCCCACTCGTACCGCTCGGCCACTTCACGCCATGCACCCTTCCAGCCGAAGACGACGGCATACGTAAACGCGTGATGCCAGTCAGCCGCCATATCCGTTGACGTGAACGCACACCGGTTGCGCATGATGCTCGCCCCGGTCTCCGTCGAGTACCAACGGGATTCCTCGTTGAGAATCACCATGCATGCCGCTTCGGCGGCTTCCGCGCTGGGTTCGCTCACGGCCTCAGACATTGTCCGCTCCCTTCGTGGCGTCGAGCAGTCGGTCGATATGGAATGCCAGGTCGCGTCCGAAGTCGTTGTCGGGGATGCGAAACTCGCTGTCGTCGTTGCGCCAGTCGTTCACGTAATGCCATGACTCGCTGCCCTCCGTCATTAGTTCGTATGGCTTGCACCCCGTGTTCGATGGTTCACTGCCCAGTGCATCGGTCAGGGCCTTCACGGTCGGGCACGGGTCGAGGAGACAACTCCGGCAATGACCATCCTCGTAAGGAATGTGCAGTGCGAGCACGTTCTGCACAGCGGACAGCAGGGCACGCTGAGACTTCAGCACCGCTCCTGCTGTCGGCAGGTCCTGCATTCCGGCCAGGGTTTCGTTCAGGTCACTGGACATTGCGGTGTCCCCTTCGTCTTTCGGGCGGAGTGCGCCTGACGTTCTCCTCCGGCGTAACCGCTTCGAGGTGTGATGGTTCTATGCAGTCTCGGAATCGACACCCACGCAGGAATACATGGTCGATGTGAAGCCCATCAGGGATCGGGCCGAACGCTGCTTCGTATGCGAGACGGTGAACGGATTCGACGCGACCGGTGTCTAGCTTGAGTTGCCCGTAGCCGCTCCGGTTGTGTGCTCCGGTCCAACGCAGACAGCCTGTGTCTACGTCCCGTACCGCGCGGGCGTGCAGGTGGTCAAGGATGTTGCCCCCCTGAAATCTGACTCTCACCGCTTCCAGGTGATCTGGATTGAAACAGTCCCTGTAACGGCATCCGGTCGTCGCATCATGACGGAGCTCGCTGCCTTTTGGGATCGGGCCTCTAGCGATTTCATAGGCGGCTCGCTGCGGATTGCTTACGTGCCCGTCAATTGACACGCATCCGAGGCCGCGTTTATTGGTCGGGCCTGTCCATCTGATGCAGCCCGTTTCCGGGTCACGCATAGATCGGCGCAGTAGGTAGTCCCACGGGGTCTCATCGGGGCGGCGGCGGACATAGGCACGGGTAGACTGCATGGCAGCCCTCCAATCGGTTAGGTCGATTGCTTGGGTTAGGCCCCGGCGGATGCTTCCAACATCCGGTTTGGGGCCGCTCTTCATTCTACCGGTCACCGGTGTCATTGGGTCTCCGCCACCTTGGAATGCTCAAGTTCGAACGCGAGCTCGCGCACGTGCCAGACCGTGTCACAGGCTCTGCAGAGCCCGCGGGCTCGGGTCACCATGTCTGGGCCTTCCGGCTGATACCGGACCACGAGTGGGCGCCGGTATTCCTGCCCTGACTGCCACCACGTGTCTGCCCCGCACACGGGGCATGCGAACGGGAGGTCCAGTTCACGGGTGGGGTCGAGTTTGCCGCGGATGAAGCCCACCCATTCCTTCATCAGCGCGACGTGGAAGTGTTCCTGTTCGTCGGTGAGGCCGGTAGTGAGGGTGGCTGCGTACCAGGCTCTGAGGTCCCGTGTTGTGTCCCTCGTGGGGCGCACGTTGGTTTGCCGGCACCAGTCGTTGATGAGGTTCCGGATCTTCACCGCCCGGAACAGGGCGTCGGCGTCGAGGATGATGCGTTCCGATGGGAGCGACGCACCCCTCGTGTTTCCTCCGATGGAGGATGTGACCGCGGTTTCGAGTTGTTGCAGCAGGGTGGGGAGCTCGACTTTGACGACGTCGATGACGGGGTGGCCGGCTTCGATGACGAGTTTCCCGGTGTCCTTGTTGCGTCGTTCGATGAGGTGCTTGTATTTCACGGGTTTGGTGAGTTCGTCGACAACGGACAGTACGTAGTCGGTCATGCTGCGGTCCTTTCGTGGCATGAGCATTCGCCTTTGCGGGCGCACCCGTACCCGGGTGTTGAGCATTTCGCGCAGCATCGTGGTGGGAGTGGACGTTTCTGGGATTCTTCGGGCGCCACTTTCCGGCGTGCACCATGCACGGCAGGGGACGGTTGACGCGACCTCACGACGCATCTCCCACCGGGCGTGCGTACTTCACCGGGACGTGCGTGTATCCCATCCAGTACGCGGCGTAGAGGCGGTGGTGTCCGTCCCAGAGGCGCCCGTCGTCACCGATCAGCGTGCCCTGCTCAACCTCCGCTTTGAGGTACGCCGCCCAGAACATCTCGTCCACAATGCTCGACACCGGCCAGTCGTCCTTCGTGATCTGCGTCGTCACAGTGCCGCCTCCCTAGCTGCCTCGCGCGCAATCCGCGCATTCCCGTTCGCAAGGCACATAGCCGACTCCCAAGCACTCTGACTGTCGGACGGCACGAAGTAGCACGGCATCGACGGCACACCTTCACGGACCGTGTACGTCAACGCACGGGCCCCACGCGCCCACATCGGGTCATCACGGCGAACGCACATGACCACTGATCTGGGTTCGTCGTGGATTCCGAACGCGGCGACCCGCGCCTTCTCAGCCGGTGTAAGTTCCTGCGTCACTTCTTCCCCCTTGGTTTCGTCGATACGGTCATCACGACCCCCACTCCACGGCGCGGGAGAACTCGCCCTGCCACGCCAAATCCACTTCCCCGGTCTGCCCGTGACGGTTCTTCGCCACATCAATGACCAGGTGCTCAGCCAGTTCGTCGCCCTCACGGCGCAGCAGCATCACCACGTCGGCGTCCTGCTCGATCGCGCCCGATTCCCGCAGGTCCGACAGCTTCGGTTGCGCCATCACCGACGACTCCGAGTTGCGGTTCAACTGCGACAGCGCAATCACCGGAACCTGGAAGTCCTTCGCGAGGATCTTCAACTGGCGGGAGAACTCCGCCACCTGCAAATGCCGGTCGATCTTCGACCCCGCCGTCATCAACTGCAGGTAGTCCACGACAACACCGACGAGGCGGCCCTTCCGTGACACCTGACGGGCGAACGTGCGCACCTCACCGGCCGAGATCCCCGACCGGTCATCGATGGCGATGTTCAACGCCTCGAGCTCCGCTTTCCGGGTCATCAACAGATCCCAGTCACGTTCCGTCATGCGGGCGTCTTTGATCTTCCCCACCATGATCAGAAGCCGTTCAGCGATGAGGCGTTGCACGAGCTCGTGCTCCGTCATCTCCAACGACGAGAACGCCACCAACCCGGTCTGCGCGAGCTGTGCCGCCAGTTGCGCAGCCACCACCGTCTTACCCACACCCGGGCGGGCACCGATGACGTACAAGGCGCCAGGACGTAAACCGCCGATCGCCGCGTTCAGTTCACCCCACGGTGTCGGCGTGAACGTTTCCTTGCCCTGCAACCGGTCAATGACCTCAGGGAGAATGTCGCGCACGAACCGGAGCTTCTGCTGCTGAGCCCCGACCGCGGCATCCACGAGTTCCACGGCACGGTCAGCCATCTGCGCCCGCGTCAGCGACGGGTCCAGCCCTGCCAACGCGGCACCTGTCTCCGCGAGACGACGACGCAACGCGTGCGTCGCCACAATGTCCGCGTACGAGGCGACGGCGTGCGCGAACGGGGCATGGTCCGTCAGCGTCCAGATGAACGCCGCATGTTGCGGGTTCGCGTCAGCCAACGTGATCTGATCCACATGCTTGCCGGCGCGCCGCATCCCCGCCATGGTGTCGTACAAGTCCCCACGGAACGGTTCACGGAAGTCATCACCCCGCAGGGCAATGTCGTCCACGCATTTGCCGCCCGTGGCGATCACCGCCCCGAGCACAGCGAGCTCGGCTTCCTCGATCGTGTCGCTCATGCGCTCGCACCTGGTGTGTGGAACACCGGACGGCCGTCTTCGTCATAGGTCATGTCGTTGAACCGGCGCTTCGGCTTCTGAGGGATCTCGGTCACGTTGCCGCGTTTGCGTTGCGCTGCAAGCCGTAGTTGGTCGTACTTGTCGCGCAGCTTGCCAGCCGAGAGGATCACGCCGCGCCAGAACTCGTCGTCCTGTGACCAGTCGATTGCGGTGTGGATCTGTTCCACTGTGCGGTGGTCGTTGTCGATCAGTAGTCGGATCGCGTCGCGTGACTTCTTGCCACGCGGGTACACCTTCGAGCCATTGCCGCGAAGACGAGCCTCGAGGTGATCGAGAATCTCTTCCACGTCTGGTCGGGTTTCCGCGTCAGCGGAATCCGACATAGAAGTATTCAATTCACCATCACCATCACCATCACCATCACCGAGAGACCCCGCGGTGCTTACGGTGGGGACACGGCGTGGACTCGGCGTGTGCACGACGGGTGAGGGGGCTGGAAACCAGGTATTCTCGTCGTGCTCACAGTGGTCGCACCGTGTGACGAACCGCTTATCGACCTTCTGATGCTGCGCCAGGTTCGGCAGCTTCAGGAACCCATCGAAGCGCAGCACGAGACCCGATGAAACGAGTTCTTCGAGCAGCTCGCCGGGGTTGAAGTTGTCGATTGGCAGGATGCGCATCTTGAGTTGCATGGGCGAGTCGTCGAGGTGACCGTTGTCGCATGCGAAGTTCCACATGCCGATGAACATGAGGCGAGCAAGCGGGGACACGGATACGAATCTCTCGTCGGTCCACGTCTCCGGCTTTATGCCGCGGATCTTCGCCACTACTGATCACCGCCGTGACGCTTGATAAGGCCACGGACGGCAGCCTCGGAGATGCCGAGTAGTGCGCCGATATCGACGTTGCTCATGCCGTACTTGTGAGCGAGAAGCACGTAGTAGATGCGTGAGCGCAGAGCGCGCTCGAAGTCATCCCTTACGCGTGTCAGGTAGTCGCCTGCGATGCGGCGTCTGTCGTCTTGCGTAGACTGCAATGCAGCCCCCCAGTTGTTCGAGTCAATTGGACGGGTCAGGCCTCGCGGAGTGTTACCAGCACTCGGTGGGGCCGCTTCTATTCTATCGTGCATATATTCGAGAGACCCCGACACGCCGCGACCATCAACCCTCGAACGCATGTCACTCCCCCATCCCGTACAGCGCACGTAGCTCGGCGGCTTCGTCCCATGTGAGTTGTGACCGTGTGCCGTCCGGGTTCAGCAACCACCACGCCTCGTCCAACCAGACCGGAACCTGCGACGGGTCACGGTGACTGCTGATCTTGATCCCTCGTGCGAGCGCTATCGCGGCGACAGCGGAGTCAGATTCCAGGAGCCCGTTCTGCCAACTGTCCAACCAGACCAGGTTTTCGATGACCATCGCTGACAGGCGCCCACCCATTCCGCGCGATGCCCGATGCTGCGGTACCAGCGTGTCCGGGTCGCACTGTGGACCATGCCAGGCGCACACGTGCCCGTCGCGGGCGTCCAGGGCGCGCAGGAGACGCTTCGGTGTCGCGGTCATGCTGCACCGCCATGCATTCGCTTGTGCATCGCGCCCCATTCAGCGGATTTCTGCCGCGTCCACACCGCGTCCCGTCGCCGATTTGCGACGGCCGGCCACGACAGACCGACCGTCCGCGCGATTTCGTTCACTGACGCGCCGTCGTCGGCCAGAACGTTGATCATGCGCTCTTGCTCGTCGGTAACTGGGTACCTTCTGGCGTCCACCGTTGATCCCTCCCGTACAGTCGCCCGCGCGCCTTCTCAAGATCGAGTTCGGCCTGCGCAATCCGCCGCGAAGCGACAATGTGCCGCAATTCGCCCATCAACTCGTACGCTCGCTCCTCGTCACCGAGGCCGACGCCGTCCGCTTGATGCCGCGCCTGCCATGTGTCCACGGCCTGAATCGCGACAGATGCCCACTCGCTTGATGAACGGCCCGGATGTGCCGCCTGCAAAGGGTCGAGCCTTGCGCAGTCCAGAACTACGGCCAGTGCTTCGGAAAGTGTGAGTTGCGAGTGCAGTGCAACCCGTGCGAGAACCTCGAGATAGGTGATCGCGTCAGGATGCTTCGCCACTTTCGCCATGAACGCGTAGAGCTCGGGCATCCCGGGCACAGCGAACAAGCGGTATCCGCCCAACGACAAGAGCGGAAGCGACTCCAACTGTGTGAGCTTCCACGGGATGCCCCACGCAAGCATTACCTTGTCGCGCTCGCGGTTCTTCCATGGGCCGCCTAGCACGAGAGGAATCCCGCGTCCAGCGGGCCCCGAAGCCTGGGCGTGCGCATAGCGGCGTTCTGCGAAGTGCGCCGCGGCGTGCCGCAGGTGATCCATCTGACCGTTCAACCTTGCGATTCCACGCAGCGACCTCGCGGCACGCACGTGCGGCGCGGTCATTGTTGGCCCCATTCGCAGTCGAGGCATGCGCACTCGGTCTCCGCGTCCATGAGGTCACACCACGCGTACCCAGAACAGTTCCGGTGCTTTCCCTGGGTGCATTCGGGGCAGATGTGGTTGCAGTCCTGCTGCGTGCTCATGCTGCTACCCCCAACGACTCGAGCAACTGGGCCCCGATGAACTCCGTGTACGCCGGCGGGATTGCCTCGCGGAGCCCGTCACGCGATGCCCACGGCATTCCCATGACCTCGCGCCCGCGCGCGACGCCGGAGAAGTTCCCCACGATGTGCATGAACTCGCCTTCCTGTGGGGGGCGACCCATCTTCGTGGTGCGGGCCAGGTGTTCTGGGTGCGGCGGCTGGTCAACGTCCCAGTTCGTCTCGAACTGTCGATGCCGGTACGTTTCGATGCCGAACATGCCGCCACAGAGCGTCACCGGGTCGATCAACGGGTCGAGCTCGTCGTCATCCGGGACTACGTTCTCGATGACATACGGCAGACCGGTTCGGTTGAGCAGGAACCGCGTCGGGGCGATGAGCAGCGGGTGCTCGTTACCTCGAATCTTCTGCGCTTTCGTGCGCGCCTGGCAGGGCGGGCTCGCGTGGATCGCGGCGAAGTCCGACAGTTCCAGAACTTCCACCCCGAACCCGACCCGGTGCCCATCCAGGAGGTTCTGCATCACGCTTAGTGCGTCGCCTCGATGGAACGGGAACGGATACCGTGGCTGGGACACGATGTCGACGCCGTACACGTCGAACCCGGAACGCCAATATCCCATCGACGCACCGCCCTCGCAGCAGAACAGGTCGAGCAGTTTCGGGCGGCTCATGCTGCGCCCTTCTTCCGGAGTCGTGTCCGCTCGTTCGCGGTCAACCCACCCCACACCCCGAACCGTTCCCCATGGTCGAGGGCGTACTGCAAACACTCGGCTCGCACATCACACGCAGCGCACACTCGTTTACCCGGTCGTGCTGTGCTCCCACGTTCTGGGAAGAAGATCTCGGGGTCGCTCTGCGCGCAGAGCGCATCCGTCATCCATGCTTCACGCGGTGCAAGGTCTTGAAAGTCGTTGCTCATGCGGAGACCTTCTTGGCGTAATAGCGGCGCATCCGAGCCAGGACGCAGGTGCGGCATTTGCGGAGTCCTGCATCCATGTAGACGTTGTCGGGGGTCATCTCGTGCCCCTGCGGGCACTCGTTCGTCGACCGGATCTCGAATCCTCGACGAACGTTCTCCCCGATCGTTACCGGGTCTAGATGATCCGGGTTCACGCATAACTTGTTGCGGCACAGGTGATCCAGTACCAGGCCCTTGGGTATCGGGCCGATCAGCGTCTCGTAAGACACCCTGTGCGCCCGCTGACGTCTACAGTTCGCAGTGAACTCGCCATATCCGTTCCACGTCCGTGGACCGGTCCATTCCCAGCAGAACCCAGTGGGCCTAACCAGATCCCAGAATCTAGCCTCGAGCTGGTCCTCGGTGAGCGGGCTCATCGGTCGATCCCGCCGTCGAGCAGTGTGACGAACGTGTCCAACGTCATCGTCACGAACTGCTGACCGGCATCACCGACGCCGCGTCTCTTGTGGACGACGACACCGATCAGGGCGTCATCGTTGCCGCGTTCGATTTCGGCTTCGTTGACCCATGAGCCGAGAGCCATGGTGGAGACGTTCTTGCATTCGATCACGACGCGGGCGCCTTGCAGGGTGCGGACGTTGGAGATGTCGCCGCGGTCGTTGACGCCGCCCATGACACGGCGTTCGATACGGTCGTCGTCGAGCCGGTCAGCGATGTAGTCCGCGGTCTGCTGCTCGAACAGGGCGCCGGCTTTCTTCGCTGACCGCTGGTTGCGGCGTGGTTTCTTCGGCGCGACCACGGAGCCGTCTTGCAGGGTTTCGGGTGCCGGGTCCACGGGTACAGGACGAATGATCGACATCAGCGCGCCTCGGATTCTGTCTCGAACCATTCGATGTATCGCCGTTGCAGCGCAGCCCACATTGCGTCCTCACCCTCAGCGAGGAACACGCGCAGCATGTCGTCACCCGCCAGGCCGGACCCGTCGTAGTAGCACTGACCTGACGGCCTATAGGTGCAGGGGAATGCGTCCTGGTGTGGGTACTGCGGTTCATCGGCGTGATAGCCAACGTCGAACCCAGAGGGGCCGGTGTGCATCCACTCGTTGCCGAACCGGCCGATAGTTGACTCAGGTGTGATCCCGGTCGACCAGAGGAACTGCACTGACCCCTTTGGGCCGTGCAGCAGGAATCTCACCTTCACAGACGCCCGTCCATAGTTGGACGCTGGGGGGTTGCCTCGTGTGTTCCACGGATGCCCTGCCTCGAACGCGACCTCACGGGAGAAGCCGTCCGCGTCGGGCGCGCTGGTCGTGCCGCGGGCCGCTGTCTGCGGCCACTCAGCTCGAATCTCTTCCGGAACCCGGCTCATCGTTGTGTCTCCTCGTATTCGGCGGCTTCCTCAGGGGTCAGCTGCGACGGGTCACCTGTGAACGAGGCGCTCGCGAGCGCCTCGGCGAGCTCAGTGACCTTGATTGCCTCGTCCGGGAACTCGACCGCCACGTCTTTCTCGCCGCGTGTCAGTTCGGAACCAATGACGCGCAACGCGGCGATGTCGGCGACCGTCCACTTCGACCGATCCCGCGAGAGTCGAGTCTCGAGTTGCGACACGGTGACACCGAACTGTTCCCCGAACGCGTCGATGATTTCCGCAGCCTGCGCTGCGACCGGCTTCCCACCGGACTTGCCGGCGAGGGTCTTCGCGGCGATCGCCTCAGCCTCAGCACGGAACCAGACGGGTAGGAGCGTGAGGATGCATTCCCGGAGTGCGCGGGCAGCGACGGAGTTGTTGTTGTTCGCAATGTCGGCGAGGTCGGTCAGTGCCTGACGTTCGCCTTTCTTCATGCGCGAGTGCGGGACGACGAACGACCGGGATTGCCGGGAGTTGTTCTCCTGATCCCACGCCCATGCGAGCACTTCTGACTCGTGCGCTTCGTCGTCGCGACGCAGCTCACGGATCCCGAAGTCGATGTTCCCGAAGCAGCGCGCCAACTCTCGGGCCAGGTGAACGGTGGACCCTTCGACGCGTCCACCGGCACGGGGCAACGAGTAGAACGCGCGATCCGCGAGCGACTTCTGCGCGCACGCTTGCCGCATCTGCGCCACCGCACGGGTCATGTCCCGGGGGAACTGCTTCGCCACCGACACCGCTGCAGCAACTTCCGCCGCGGCGCGAGTCTGCTCGACGACAGTGGCCTGGCTTGCACCCTTCAACGCCTCCGGTAGTTGGATCTCGTCAGGCATTCGCGTACTCCTCTTCGTACTGATAGACGTGCCACGTGGGCTCGTCGAGCAACTGGATCGTCGGCGCGTACCCGGACCATTCGCCTGTGGCGTTGCACTGCTTCCACACCGATCTGGCGCGGGCAGCCATGACGTGCCCCTTCTCGGCCCACACGGACGGCACCTGGTAGACGGCGACGAGGTATGGGGGCTCTTTCTCCACGGCGAGGAACACCATCTCCGTGTCGTTGATCGCGCCCGTCGTATAGGCGTACGCCTCGAGGTACCAGGCGCGCTGCACCGTGTACTCGTAGGTGGCGACTGACTTCTCGAACGCTCGTTTGGACGCGTCGGCGGTGGTTTTCAGGTCGACTGCGACGACGCGTCGATCCGGTACGGCGTCAGGCAGGAAGTCGAACCGGGCTCGTACCGGAACCCCGTCAATGCTGGTGAACAGGGACACTTCCGTGTCTCCCGGCTGCGACAGGAGCGCCTTACCGGTGGGGTGCGCGAGGACGCTCTCAGCCATGGCGTTCACCGCTTCGAACTCGCGCGTCAGGAGGGGAGCCTTCCCAGCGTCCCGTGCTTCCTGTCGTGCGTCGCGAGCTGCTTTCGACCGCCAGTCGTCAGCAGCGATCACCACCACTTCGGCACCCTGGCCGAGTACCTTCGCGTGGACGGCCTTGCCGATGTCGAACTTCGGTGAGTCGTCGATGATGGGCGGGTTGTCTTTCCGCCACCGGTACTTCGCGGGTGATTGAAGCAGGAGCCGCGCCTCGGTGGATGACAGTTCGGGCCGGGAGTGGTACGCGGCGTCAGGGAGTCCGTGGACGATGCCGACGGGAATGTCTTTGTTCACAGGACAACCCCCGAAGGTACGTCCGGTTCGGACGAGACACGGGCGGACCGCACACCGCACTTCGGGCACGGCATGGCGGGTATCACATGCTCGTGGAAGTACGAGTCGTCATAGCCGCTTGCCCGGACAATGTGGCCACAGGAGTCGCACTCGTAGTCGGCCATGAAGTCGCGGCGATGCTGACTGACCTTCTGCTTGATCCTCATTCGTTGTCCCACCTGTCTGCAAGGTCGGTGAGGTCGTCGAAATAGGTGGGCGTCTTGTAATCGCCAGGGTCGTGGGCGAGGGACACATGATCCGTCGCAGGAATCGGGGCGAACATCACGCTTCCACCACCCGTCCATTGCGAAGGGTGTAGAACGTGTCGGCCTTGACGGTGTCGCCGTCGATGATGACCGCTGCGACGTTGATGATCTCCCAGTCGGCGTCACGCTCGGCCAGGAACAGGGCTGACCCGATGGAACCTCGTGCACGCCCGTCGCGCCCGGACGCGGTCGCAGCACCGTAGTCCCCGGACGCGGTCGCAGCACCGTAGCGCCCGGACGCGGTCGCAGCACCGTAGTCCCCGGACGCGGTCGCAGCACCGGAGTACCCGGACGCGGTCGCAGCACCGTAGTCCCCGGACGCGGTCGCAGCACCGTAGCGCCCGGACGCGGTC